CCTCCCACTGGTCTGACTTCAAATAACCCTGCTGCTTGAGCAAGCGCCCCGAAAGATCGTCTGTTTTCCATCGCGTGTTAATGACAATGATTGCACCACCCGGCTGCAATCGCTGCCGAGGACCCGACGTGTACCATTCCCACGTATTCTCCATCGCCGTTTCAGACACAGCATCCTGCTCGTCCAAAATATCGTCCAGCACAACAACATTGCCGCCACGACCAGTCATCGCGCCGCCCTTGCCAATGAAGAAGGCTTCACCTCCTTGGGCCGTGTTCCACCGTCCGGCAGCCTTACTGTCAACTGACAAGGCCATCTTTGGGAACAACTCTTTATATCTTTCGTCATCCACCAGATTACGAATCATCCTACCGAAGCGCTGAGCAAGCTCCGCAGTATGTGATCCCACGATCAGCTTGGTGTCAGGCATCTTGCCCATCAGATACGCTGGAAACAGATAACTGCCCATCTGTGACTTACCATGACGGGGCGGCATCGCGATCATCAGGCGTTTGCATTCGCCAGAGATGACCCTGTCCAAAGCTTTGGCAATACGTTTGTGGTGCTCCCCGACCAACATTTCCGGCCACACGTACTGACAGAAGGACAGGAAGTCTGAAGTGGCTTTTTCTTGTGCTTCCAGTAAGCGCAGGCGCAGCTCTAGGCGCAGCTGTTCTTCTTGGATGTCGTCAGGTTTTGTAGATTGCATAGGCCACGTTTTGAAATTTGCATAAATATAACCCCTGATTGCATTTAAAACAACAAGGGGGGTGTTTTGGGGAGGCCAAGTTTAAAAAGGTTCTAAATTTGGCTAAAACAGGGCGAAGGTTTGCCTTGCGTTAACTGGGCTGTTTATGGCCCTCCCCCTTCTAAAGGATGTAACCCTATACAGAGGTAACAGGCGGGCCCACCCACCCCCGCCACCACCTATGAGGGAAAAAATAAGAAAAAAAAGAGTAAGGGTAAACACCGATGGCATGCCATCGGTGCCTGTGCTATGCATACTGGGCCACAGGCCCAGTATTACTATACTCTGTATAGTAATACACCGGCTGACAAAAAAGGCAGCCAGTTAGGCTGCCGTCGTGTTTGTGATTTCTAGGTTGTATGTACATACAACCTAGACCAGCTGTTACTGGTTCACGTGTAGGCCGATGAGGTCACCGGCCTTGGCTCTTTCTTCTGCGTCCTTCTTGGCCTGATAAACATCACGGGCCGCGGCCGCTTTGGTCTTGGCCTCTTCTTTGGTGACCAGCTCCATCTGGCTTATGCTGACGTTCGCGCCTTCGTTCGCGAAGTAGAGGCTATCGCCTTGGCCATACATCCATTCGTAATCTACCTTAGTCAGTGTGACTAAGAAACCGGCCAAAGCTTGAATGTCTTTAGCGGCCATGTCAGTGGGTAACACATAGCGGTTACTGTCGATTGTCAAAATTCTCATGATGTTCTCTCTTCTTTCTAGGGTTTAAGGTTGCACTGGATCGGGTGACCCAGTGCATGGATTATATCACGGTTTAACTTAGCGTTACATTAAATGTTAGATTATTAATTGCTTCGGTAATCTTGTCGTCTAGGTTGTTCTCGGCCCAAGATTCAATTGCATCGTCCACGTTGTAATCTGTGATGTCGAAGTTGTTCGACATCCAGTTGGAGATGTCGTCGTCAATATCTTCGTTGGCCAAGATATCCATCATTTTATCGCGCAGATTATTATCCATCCAATCGTCAATCGACGCGTTGATTTCAACTTGGGTGTTGATCTGCAAAACAGCAATACGTTTATCAATGATGGCAAAGAGCGCCTCTTCCAAAGCGCTTGGGCCTTGGGCCTGTGTCAATGCATTGTCAATGGTGTTCATCAAAACACCAAACCCAACGCGGATCCCCACCTGATCAGTTTGGGGAATTGTGTTGATCAGTTCGTTGACATAGTCAACGGCCTCTTGAATGTTGCATCCACGTGAGCCAAAGATGCCATTGCGAAATTGTGATACTGGGTTTGTCATCTCTCTATCCTTTCTAGGGTTGTACTAGATCCGCTGATCCAGTGGGTGAATTATAGCACTGTTTCCCATTTTGCCCGGACTTTTTTAAATTCTTTTTTATAAAAATCTTGGCATGTTTCATACAAATTTAGCCATTCGGTTGTCGCGTTCCAAACGTTTTCCCCCTCGTAAACCGTCCACCCGTCAAAGCCCCCATGAAGAACGTCGAGAGCATCGTCGAGCGAGAGCGAATAGCCAAGGTCTGAGGCGCACTGGATTATTTGATCGGTATTAATCATTTGGCCGCCCTCTCAATTTCTTTTTGCAATTCCTTGGCCACCACTTCATCCAAATATTCAGCGGCCTCGGCCTCTGTTGCAAAGACCAGATTATTTCCGGTCTCGTCAATCCATTCCAAGCCATTGTCGGCAAAGATCCCCCACCCGTCATCCCCGTCCCACATGATGGCCAAATCTTTGGGCGAAAAATCATGCACCGAATAGCCAAATTCATTTAAGTAAATGTCACGGCAATATTGCCGGCCCTCAAGCATGGCGTCAAAGTCACGGCCAAGGCCAAGCAAAAAGCCAATGTCATTTTCATGATTGTCGGGCAATAGTTCAAGGGCCTTGGCCCGCAGTACTGGATCAAGCATTTTCATCCCCCTCGTCATTGACTTCAATGCTCAAAAGGCGGACGCCCTCAAAGATCTCAATAATCTCATACTCAACACCATGGGCGTCAAGCAATGCATAAAGTTGTTCCGGTGTCATTTCTCTATCCTTTCTGTTGTGGAGCCTAAATTATAGCACCGCGCCAGCCACTTGCAACAAATAAAACAAAAAAAATCAGCGGGCCCACCCACCCCCGCCACCACCTATCACGGTAAAAATACAAGAAAAACAACACGGCAGCAGAGCGAAAAACCCCGCGGGCCTAACGGCCCGCGGGCCATGGGCCACGGCCCATGGAGCAAAACAAAAGGCCCGCGACGCACGCGCCACGGGCCAAAAGCCAAGTTTCAGGGAGACAGCGACAGGGGCCGAGGGCCTAGTTTATAGGGTTTACTTTACCCGCCACTTTATGCATTTTTTGCATAACCTTACAGAGGGGAAAGGGCTATAATATCGCCCCTCCCGTTTTGTGGTTAAGCGGACAGCAATTCTAAAGCCCTATTTTTAAGGGCCGCACCAGTTCCAAACCAAGCTGATTCAATGCGGGTATTGTCTGATCGGCCTCGCTCATGATCTACCAATTCAGTAACAGCATTCAGGGCCGCCCACCTTGTGCCGGCTACACCCTTAATATCCGATCCAATGGCGCGCCCATTAAATAATTCAATGATTCGCTTGAATGCGCGCGATTCATTAATGGCAATTTTGCCAGTGTGGTAAGGCTTCAATAATTCGGTTACGAATTCGTCCGCCTGTTCTGCTGTCATTGATTCGCCCGCCAACTTGCGGGATTGCACTAAAAAGCGCTCCCATTGATTCGCGACAATTCCAAGCTGCAGCCGGACATCGTCCGCATTGAATCGCTCGCTGTGCAAAACCCTAATTTGTGATTCGCTGTTATTTACCGCTGCCGTGATTGTGTTGTTGCACACTACGCGAACACTTGTGAATTTTGCGATGGTGGCCATTGTCCCGTCGTATGACGTGCCGAGCAAAACATAAGGGCGCACTGTATCCCCCTCGACTACTTCGGCCCCCTCGCTCACTTTTGCCAGTGCCCAAACCCTCCGGCCATAACTGAGGGCTCCGGCTGTCTCCATGGTAAACCCGCCAAGGTCTACCAACTTACTAAAAAAGCCCATAACTTCGGATGGCTGCACCACGTTGTAACCCTGTGACACCACGGCCAAGGGCGCGCCCGTGTCGCTTCTATGTAAAACCTTTCTATCAGGCCAAGCTTGAGGGGCACTGGTGGCCGGTGTGTTGAATAACACAGGGCTTTCTAATACGTCATAAGCTAAGCCGGCTTGCTGCGTCCATTGTTCAATTGTGGCGCCCGCTGTCAGTTGTTGGCCTAACTTATGCCAAGGGGCTTGTCCGCTGTATGCAATTGCCGCGGTGCCTGTAGTTGTGTCGATCATGTGAGCCATTTTTCTCTATCCTTTCTGAGTTGATAAAAACCGGTTATTTGTGCCGGTGCTTGAATTGTAGTGCATTTTTACGTTTTCTTTACGTTTTTACAATTTATTTTCTAGGGGTTATCCATAATTATCCAAAAACCACCACACCAAAACCAAAATTATGATTATTCCAATTATCACAGGGCCCCCACTTCTAGGCCAACATCGCCCGCGATATGGTGGCGCAAAAATGAGCCATAAGGCAAACCACGAACAAAAACGCGAAGGGCTGCAGCATCATTTGGCGCGCCCTTTTTTCTAGTGTTGTGCCATTGAATCGCTGTCGGGCCGCTCGCAGCATAACAGCCCCCCTTTTCATCCTTTCCAACTTTCTTTTTTCCG